CGATCGTCTGCGGCGATTCGCTGAAGGTCTGCCGCGAGCTGCATCTGTCATGCGCCAGCGGCGATCGCAAGCCGTTCGACCTGTCGCTGACATCGCCGCCGTATGAGGACCGGCGCACGTATGGCATCGGCTTCAATCTGCGCGGCGAGGATTGGGTTCGCTGGGCGTGCGAGCGGTTCAAGGCGCAATACCGGGCGACGCGCGGCCTGACCGCATGGGTTGTCGAGGGCTTCACCAGCAAGTACCAGTGGAGCGCAACGCCCGCGATGATGATGGCGGACTTGCACCGGTCTGGTGTCGCACTTCGCAAGCCGCCCGCGTTCTGCCGTGTCGGGATTCCCGGAAGCGGCGGGCCTGACTTCTGGAGGAACGATTACGAGTTCATCGTCTCGGCGAGTCACGGCAAACTCCCGTGGTCGGACAACACGGCGTGCGGGCATGATCCCAAGTACGGACCGGGCGGCGTGATGAGCCATCGCACTGCGAGCGGCGCACGGGTCAACACCACGAACCGCGACGGATTCGGATTCACGAACGGCGGCGGACGCGGGCGAGCGAAGAACGGCCAGCGAATGAAGACTCGGACCGTCGCGAGCGGCGGACGGCCAAACACAATGACGCGCCGACGTAGCGTGTCGGGCGAAGTCGAGCAGCAAAACTACAAGCCGCCGACGAAAGCGAATCCCGGAAACCTTGTGCGCATCCCGGTCGGCGGCGGGCTTATGGGCAGCAAGCTCGCACACGAGAACGAAGCCCCGTTCCCGCTCGCGCTCGCCGAACGGTTCGTTCGTTCATTCTGCCCGCCCGACGGCGTTGTCTTTGAAGGCTTCAGCGGATCGGGAACCACGTTGCACGCCGCGCTGTTGCATGGCCGTCGCGTCATCGCCGTAGATGTCCGCGAGTCACAGTGCGACGTGATGCGCCGCCGCGCTGCAGAGGCAATCGCGCAACTCCAGAAGCAAGCCGCCGAGGCGGCATAAGCGACGCCGTGCACGACGCGCGGCACGAACCGAGGCAAAGCCTCAGAAGGTGAATCGTCATGGGCAAGAAGGAAGCAGACACGTTCGGTATCGCGCCCGCAGTTGCGAAGCGGCTTTGTGAGTGGGCAGACCTTGAAGGCACGTACTCCAAGGAACGCGAAGAGAAGTTCGTCGAGTGCGATGGGCTCCGCGACCAAATCGCCGAGTGCGAGGACGAATTCGAGAAGCAGGAACTTAAGGTTCAATGCTTCGATGTCGAGACGGAAATCTCCGAACTCGCCCGCCAGATCAAGTACACGAACCAGCAAATCAACAAGACGCTTCGCGACCAGAAGCTCCGCTCTCAGGAAGTCATCGACGCGGACGTTCTCGGGCCGCTCTATGCACCGAAGCCCGAACCAAAGAAGCACGATGACGACGACCCCGACCAGGGCAAGCTCGGCGACGGTTACTCCGATGCCGACGCCAAGCCGCTCGGGTTCGAGCCGTCCGCGATGACCGACGCCGACGCGAAGTTGCTGGCCGAACACGCGGGCCCGAGCGACCACGAACCCGCATGGACTTCGAGCAAGTGGAACGAATCGCCGATGGCCGATCCCGAAGCGCAGCCGCTGAAGCTGGAGATCCGCGGCAAGTACGTTGACCGCTGGGACGACGTGCAAGCGATGGCGAAGACCGACGACATCGACACGCCGACGGCGTTGTTTGTCCTGATCGCTCGCGCGGTCAAGGCAAAGCAGGCGCTCGACAACTTCATCAATCTGCGGCTCGCGGCGTTCCTGCTCGACCGCGTTTGCCGAGTTCACCTGCAATATCCGTCGATCGTGGTTCGCGATGGTTTGTTGATCGTCGGCAAGTCCGCGCTGATCGACACGATCCGGCGAATCAGTCCGCTCGCGGCGGCGGTCTACGAACGCGAACGCGACATTGCAGGCAAGGGCGACGGGACCGAAACCGCGCCGACAGGACCGCGCGGCGGGTCAGCTTCGCAGGCTCGCAAGCGCGATGAAGCTGCGAACCGCAAGGCCGCGACAAAGGCATCGTCGAAGAAGAAGGCCGGGAAGAGCGCGGGTAAGACCGCGAAGTCTCGGCGGTAGTTGACGGCGGGCGGTGATCGCGGTCGGTGGCTCCATCGCGATCACAGGTCGAAAGACCACGCCCGCCATTGGATCAGACTTTCACGAAAGGAAGTGGCAGGATGCTGGTACTCAAGCGCAGGATTGACGATCAGATTTTCATCTACGGACAGGGGCAAGCGGAACCGCTCATCACAATCACGCTCGTATCGATCAAGGGAAACGACGTGCGGATTGGTATCGACGCGCCCGAGTCCATGAAGATCCTTCGCGACGATCTTGCTGAGGCCGACGCGCAGGCGATCAAGAACGGAGACGCGGCATGACGGTCCCCCCGCTCTACTCGCTCTTTCACGACGTTGACGAATCGGCACGGGCTCACTTGCTCGCGAGCGGACTCGGCAAGCCGCGCCCTGGCACGAAGAACGTTGACCTCTTCGCCGGCGGCGGCGGCTGGGGCTTGGCGGCTCGTCGGCTCGGCCTGGAGGTCCACTACGCGATCAATCACAGCAAGGTCGCGATCGCGACGCACGCGGCGAACTTCCCGAACTGCGTGCACCATCAAGGCGATGCGTGGAAGGTCCGCCCTCGCTCGGTTGTCGGCAACGATGAGATTGACGTGCTGTTCGCCAGCGCGGCATGCACCACCCACAGCAACGCCCGAGGATCAGTACCGATCAGCAAGCGGGTCCACATGCTGGGCTGGTGTATCGCCAGGTGGATTCACGACAAACTCCCCCGCATCGTTGTCGTCGAGAATGTTGTCGAGTGGTTGAAGTGGGGGCCGCTCGTGCCGGTGCGACACGCGAATGGGCGCGTGGTGCGGGACCACCGGGGCAAGATCGTGTTGCGTCCGGACAAGACCCGAGAGGGCCAGCACTTCAAGCGATGGGTTCGGCAATGCCAGCACCTCGGGTACGTGGTTGAGTGGCGCGTAATGGACGCGGCGGACTATGGCGAGGCCAGCCGTCGCAAGAGGCTGTTTGTCCAGATGCGTCGTGATGGTGCGCCCGTCATTTGGCCCGAAGTGACGCATGGGAACGCGCTCGGGCTATCACGCCACAGAACCGCAGCCGACATCATCGACTGGAGCGACCTTGGGCGAAGCCTCTTCGACCGCAAAGCCACCAAAGACAAGCCGTGGGGACTTGCTCCGAAGTCGATCGGGCGCATCTGCGAAGGCGTCTCGCGTTTCGTCTTGAACGACGCCGATCCGTTTGTGCTATCAACGGTGTACGGGCATGCGCCGGGTGGGGGGTGGCACGTTCACAGCATCAACGGTCGAATGCCGACGCAGACAACGAGGCAGGACTTGGGGATGTGCGTCCCCGTCATCGCGCCGCAGAACACCGATGTCTATGGCAGGCCGACCAATGAGCCGGGTCCGACCATCACGACCAAGGGGCACCAATCGCTGGTGTCTCCAGTGATGGCCGCGATCGGATACGGCGAACGCGACGGCCAGCGCCCGCGCTGCCAGACGGTCGAGGAGCCGACCACCACCATCGTCGGCGCGGGCAAGCAAGGACTCGCAACGCCGGTGTTGGCCTACGCGAATCAGGGCCAGGTGCAGACCGGATCGGTCGAGCAACCGCTCCGAACCGTGGTGGCAGGCGGTCTACATGCGGGCTTGGCATCGCCAGTGGTTGCGGAGTACTACGGCTCGAGCAAGACGGCCGACGCGCCCAACACGCCGCTCGGAACCGTGGTGACGCACGATCGGTTCGGAGTCGCAACGCCCATCGTGAGCGAACTTTCAGCGGCATGGACTGAGCGAGCCCGCACGGTCGGGAGGATGCTCAAAGCCCATTTGGGCGATCGCGTCAAGCTCAACGCCGACGGCATGGTCGAGGTGACGCTCCGCGGCATCGTCTACGTGATTGTCGACGTGCTGTTCCGCATGCTCAAGGTGCATGAGCTGGCCGCCGCGATGGGGTTCCCGTCCGACTACCGCTGGCCGCTGACCGCAAAGGGCACGATCAACCAGCACGAGGCGGTGAAGCTGATCGGCAACGCGATCTCGGTTCGCAACGGTGCCGCGCTCCTCGGCGCGATGCTGCCTGAGTTGATGCGAAACAACATGGAGGCGGTGGCATGACGGCTCAGGAACCCGAGACGATCTGTGATGGCTGCGCGACGCCGCTTCCGGAGGATCAGGCCGAGCAGTGCGACGGATGCGGCTGGACGCTCTGCCCGCAGTGCCGCGCGAAGCACGAGTGTGGAGCGGAAGAAACCAAAGGAGCAGCGTAATTATGAAGTCAACAGCAACGATTGAGGGCGGCCCAGCCGATGGCGTGGTATTCGACGTTGACTACACGCCCATCATGTTGCGCGTGGCGAGCTATGGCTTGGTGCATCGCGTCCTGAACAACAACGACGTACCGACGTTTCAAGAAGCGGTCACCGCGTACATCATGGCTGGCAAGCCTTCGGTGGCATTCTGGGACGGACGTGACCCAAAGACGGGTCGACGCATCGGCGGCCAGATGTGGAGAGCAACGTACGTCCCGTGTGACATTCAACCGCCACGAGTGCTGGAGTCCTGGCCGCAGTGGTGCAAGGCGAATCAGGTCGCTCTGATGGCTGAACGGGATCGGCGTAGCGCGAAGGCGGGTGAGTGATGTATCTAAGCCATGACAAGGTGCGCACTCTCAAGCCGCACAAGTGCTGGGGATGCCTTTCCGAGTTTCCTGCCGGCACAGAAATGCACCGAGTCGTTAGCAAGAGCGGCGAGATCATTACCACATACTGGTGCTCGCCGTGTCAGGACTTCATCGACGAGGCGTGCAAGCGCGATCGGTACCTCGCCGACGATGGATTCGAGCGCGGTTACGTGAAGGAAGCACGCGAGGAAATGGCGCGGCAGTTGGCAACGAAAGGCGGCGCGTGATGCCCATCGACATCGACACCTTTCTTGCTCAACACTCTGCCGCCGGCGGTCGTTTCGTCTCGCGTGCGACGACGCCGAAACCAGCCTCGCCCGTCGCAACTGGCACTCGCGACCAGGCGTCTCGCGGGCGGCGCGCCACCAGTGCGGGCAAAGCATTCGAGCAGCGACTCACCTGGGCGCATCAGTGCTACGCGGAGAACGGCATCGCACAGATCTACAAAGCCGAAGTGCCAACGCAACCCGCGCCGCGTCACTTGCTCGCGAGACAGGCAGCCTACGGCATGGTCCGCATCTTCAGCGCACGCGCGAAACCGGATTACTACGGCGCGGCACCTGTCACGATCGACGGGCGGCGCGTCTCGATTCCGATCCAGATGGAAGCAAAGAGCAACGGCGAGGTCATGAAGTCCATTCGCATCCGCGCGAAGGGCCAGAAGGAACACGGCGTCAAGGAAGCGCAGCTCGAAACGCTGGTCACTGACTGGCGGCGGTTCGGTATTCTCGGCGTTCTGGTGTGGTTGAACGGAGACAAGCGCTTGATCTTCATGCCGGATGATCTTGGCTCGGCACTCGACGAGTTCAGGGCTGGAACCCTTGATCGCTTGTACTCCGAACATGCGACGGTGTTCCCGCGCGTGCAAGCGCCGCAGTACGGGTACGTCGAGCATTGGCTGGGCGTGGCCTTGGCATGGTGGGACAAACAGCAATCGGGAATCGTGACGCGCCGAACGCTCGGGGAAGAGCGCGGCGAGTCTGCGGATTCATGGTCACAGGGACTTGGAAAGACGGCGTAACTGCCGCACTCACACACGGAGCAACAGCAATGGAACCGAAGATCAGAATCGTTGACGGAACGAACAGGCAGGGCACGGACCTCGACATCGCGGGGTATCCGGAACTGACCGAGTTCTATGGCGATCGACTGCCGCCGTTTGCGCAGCGCGTCGAGTCGCTGAGTATCGCGGACTGCTCGACGTTCGACCCCGAACTGCTCGAACAGATGAAGCACTGTGCGTTCGCCGCACCTTCGCCGGGCCTTGTGCGCTGTTCGATGCGAGGCGCAGCGTCGAACCTGCTCAACTCATTCTGCCCGCGACAGGCGGTCAAGATCCTCGCCGAGGATCGCGGCGTGTCTCGCGACTACAACGGGATCATCTACACCGATCACGAGCTGCCCGCGTGGTCGTCGTGCTTTCACTTCAGCGCGTACGCCGATCTGGTCGCGGGGCTCAAGGTCGCGTTTCCGAACGCGCAGATCTACGAGTATGCGGGCGTTTACACCGACTGGGTGTTGCAATACTCCAAGCCCGATCGCTCGCACGAACTCGCGGTCATGGATCGGCTGGCGCAGAACGCGCCGATCTGCGCGATGCCATCGCTGTACGTCCCGGACGGATACTTCGACGACCTCGAAGAGTTCCGCAAACGCGTCCGCGCGAACTTGCTGCGCTGGTCTGGCATGATGAAGCTGCGCGGCACGCCCGTCGCAATCAATCCGATCGTGCAAGGCACCTACAAGGGCGACGTGTACTCCAAGGGCAAGATCGTTCCGCCGAAGGTGCAAGCGATCGTCATCGCCGAGATTCATCGCGCGGGCGGCATTCCTGTTGTGTGGCAGGCGTACAAAAACAAGGACGAATGCGACTCCGCGGCGTCTGCTATTCTTGAAAGCGTGGTCCCGGCGGTTGAGCTGGCAGAGCGGGAGTTTGAGGAATGACCAACGTGCAAGCGATGCAACTGGCGTTCGGCTACGACATCCGCGAGGATCATCCGCCGCGCCCGTTGCCGCAGTTTGGTTGCAAATGCCAAGCGTGCGGGTGCAAGTTCACCGTACCGGTTGGCGAGTCGTTCCCGATGTTCTGCGCTGCCTGCGATGCGACAGACGACAAGTGGGTCCGGCGGCGGCAAAGATACGAGGCCAAGCCATGACACCGAATCCCGATGACGAAAGGTTCTCGAAAGAGTACATGGACGAACTGCGCATCACGCGGGCCGAGCTTGAAAAGGTCATGGCGAACCCGGAAGACAATCCGCGATACGAGGTCCGCCAAGACTATTACCACTTCAACGGCACATTCAGCGGGTACGTTTCCAAGATGCGAGCCCGCGCAAACGCCGTCGGCGCGAAAGTCCCCGGCAAGTTCAAGCGAAGGAAGTGAAGATGCTGGCCATTTACAAGTACCCGATCCCGAGGCAGTCAGTACCGACGATCGACATGCACGGCGAATCTCCGCGCGTCGTCATGGTGGGTATTGACCCCAACGGAATCCCGTGCATCTGGGCAGAGGTTGACCCGGACGCGGCGATCGTTGCGCACGACATCCGAACCTTCGGGACCGGCGATTCGATCGGAGAGACGCCGCGCAATCATCTTGGTTCGTGGGTGTCAGGTCCGTTCGTGTGGCACGCTTACTCGATGACGCTGCGGAGGGCCGCGCCATGATCTCAGGCCCGCAAGGAACGTGGTTCAACGACGGGACGCCGTTTCGTCTTGCTGAACTGATCGGGGCCACGTATTTGGGAGAGCCCAAGCTCTACTCGTATGCGATGGTCATCGGAAAGGAAGCCGACCACGTCCGCGACAACGTCGGACCACTCCGATTCGCGAAGCCAAACATCCGTGCGGTGTTCGATCCCAAGATCGTCCGCGAGTGCGATGAGATTCAACGACGCTTCGGCATCTGATTCCGTCCCCGTCCCTAACTGCTATGCTTCTGACGCGATAAGGCTGGACCTGGAGTCCCGCCATGTCGCCATCGCTACGCCGAATCGCATCCGTCCTCCCGCTCGCCCTCTGCGTCCTCGCCGGTTGTGCCGCCAACAGCGGCACCGTCGGGCCGACCTTTGACGCCAGCGACGGCGGGTTCACTGCCCGCAACGGTGGGCCGATCACGCTCGCCGTGCGAACGCCCACAGGGGCCGTGTCTGCCGCCGACGGCACGCCGACACTTGACCACGACGGACGCCCGACCGTGCCCGTCGAATCGGTCAGCACAACGGCAACCGGACCGGGCGGTTATGCACTCGCCACCGAAACCGAAGCCCGATGGGTCGCAACCAACACCGTCATGCGCAATGTTTACCTCCGCCGGGGCGCAGACGGCCAGTGGGTCATCAACTCAAGCACAGGCACCGACCTTCGTATCAAGGCGGCAAAGCTCGAACTCGACCCGGCGACCGGCGTCCTGAAGGGCGAAGACCTGACCTTCGAGACAGTCGCTTCCGAACCGTTCCGCGCAAGTAACGAAAGCCTCGCCGCCCTGAAGGAATGGTTCCTCGCCCAGACCGAGGCCCAGCGGGCGGTATTCATCGCCCAGATGGAAGCGCAGGCCGCGACGATCAAAGAGTCGTTGCCGACCGTCGCCAACGCCATCACCCAAATCGTCAGTTTCCTGACCAAGCCCTGACCGCCCGGGGCCAGCCGCCGTTTTACAAACGCGCCGGCATTTGGCCGTCACCTTTACACGGGGAACACCATGAATCGGTATTGGTCGGCTATCTGGCGGGCGGTCAACGCGGTTCCGCCTGCTATGCGGGGACGGATCATCCGGCATGTTCTCACCCTTCTCGCGGGCGCGGGCCTGATCCGCGGCTTGACGGCCGACCAGGCGAACGCATGGCAGGGTTTGGTAGAGCTCGCCCTCAGCGCCGTCGGGTTTGTCCTGGCGGTCTACCTGTCGCAGCGGTCGGACGCCAAGCAACTGGCCAAGGTGAAGGACCCGCTCACCGACGCGGAGATAGACGCGATCGTCCGGGAGGTCTGCAGGGACCAGCCCGCGAACCTGACGGGCAAGCCTGACGCGATCGCGGACGCAAACGACAGCTATCGCCCTCCGACGCCGCCCTCTGTGCCACCCGCCGGGGGTGCGCAGTGAACAGCCTTGACGACATCCGCCGCAAGCTCGAGACGATGGAGAAGGATCAAGCGGCCAGTAAAGAGACGCTGCGGGAGATTCACGTCGCACTTATCGGAAAGCCCCTTGACCCGAAGGCACCGCCCGGCATGGTCGAAGTCGTCGAACAGCACGGGTATCTCCTCGCGTCGATCGAGAAGAAACACCGAACCGTTGTTAGGTGGGTCGCAGGAGCGATAGGAGCGGTCACAGTCGGGGCGCTCGGCACGGTGGGCACGATGATCGCCGAGGCAGTACGGAGCGGACGGGGAGGGCACTAGCATTGGTCGCCGACGCATCCAAGAAGCCGACACCAGATGAACCCGGCGGGGGTCAGGGGACGCGCGCACCGGAGGCACCGGACGCGGCACAGGTTTCGGTCTTGGGCGATCCTCACCACACGCGAGCGGATTGCCGCATGGTCGAGCGGGCGGTTCGCCGCGGCTGGAACATCCCTGCGGCCACCAAGGACATCATCAAAGAGCGGTTGGTCGGCATCGTCACCAAGGAATCGGTAACGGTCCTGACTGCAGGTGGCACGGCCACAGTCGAGGCACAGGCCGACACGAACTCGATCGCTGCCGCGCGGGTGTTGGTCAAGATGGATGAGATCGATCAGGCCGACGATCACTTGGCCATGAAGACGGAACGCCTCGACACCGGCCAGCCGACCGAGAATGTCGTCATCGCGATCCCGCCTCCGATCATCGACCGCATCGAAAGAGCGCGGTCCAATGGGTGAGATTGCACTCAGGCTGCCGCCGGTCTTGCGGTATCAGGCTGCCGCGCTCTGGTGTCCCGAGCGGTATTCCGTGGTGGAGGGATCGACCAAGGCGGGCAAGACCTACCCGTGTCTCGTGTGGTTGCTGGAACAGGCCCTTCCCCGTGGCAACACTGCCGCACGCGATCAGCATGTCTGGTGGGTCGCTCCCGTCTACACCCAAGCCGAAATCGCCTTCGGCCGCATGTGCGCGATGCTCCGGCGCTCTGACCCGACGCGCCAATACTGGGGCCGCAACAAGCAAGACAAGACGATCAGCATCGCCGGCGGTCGCAAGATCTGGTTCAAGTCGGCGGACAAGCCCGACAACATCTACGGCGAGGACGTGTGCGCGGCGGTCATCGACGAGGCCAGCCGATGCAAGGACGAATCGTGGCACGCCGTGCGCACGACCCTGACCCACACGGGCGGGCCGATGCGCATCATCGGGAATGTGAAGGGCCGCAAGAACTGGATGTATCAGCTTGCCCGCAAGGCCCAGTCCGGCGAACAGGGAATGCACTACGCCAAGATCACGGCGATGGACGCGGTAGAGGCGGGGTTGCTGCCACAGTCTGAGATCGACGACGCCCGGCGCATGCTGCCCGAGCGCGTGTTCAAAGAGCTGTATCTCTGCGAGCCATCCGACGACGGTTCCAACCCGTTCGGAATCGAGTACATCGCCAAGGCAGTGATGCCGATGTCCGATCGACCGCCCGTCGCATGGGGCGTGGACCTTGCCAAGACGCAAGACTGGACGGTTGTGGTGGGCCTCGATGCGCAAGGGTGTGTCGCGTATCTCGATCGCTGGCAGGGCGTGAAGTGGGATCAGACCGAAGAGCGCATCGCCGACGCGGTTCGTGACGGCATCGGGTACGTCGATGCCACAGGCGTAGGCGATCCGATCGCAGAGCGCCTGCAAAAGAAGTGCCCCGCGCTCGACCCGTTCAAGATCGGTTCCAACAAACAGTCGCTCATAGAGGGCCTGATCCTCGATATCCAACAGGGCAACGTACACCCGTGCGAAGGCATCATGCGTGCTGAGCTTGAGTCATTCGAGTACTCGCTCAGCAAGTCGGGCCGCGTTCTGTACTCAGCGCCTGCAGGAATGCACGATGACTCGGTGATTGCCCTGGCACTCGCAAGTCTGAAGCTCAGCCGCAAGGTTGACCCGGTCGCACCGATGATCGAGTCGATGGAAACAGAATCGTTCGCCGAAGGGTTCGCATCTCGCCGCATGGACGTTATGACTGGCGTCACGTCCCGCGTCAATCGCAAGTGGAGTCTCTGATATGGCCACCGCCCGCAAAGCCAAGCCGCGAACCAAACCCGCGCCCGGTCCACAGATCGACGCGACTTCGGTGTCATCGTCGATGGTGCCCTATGGCGAGCAGGCATCGCGGCGCGTGTCGATGCAGGATCAGCCGCGAACGGAACTGGTTGTCCGCGCACTGGTCGGCACTGCGGCGGCGGCATCGCAGCTCACCGCGTCCGTGTGCGCGTCTCAGCGCCTTCGCGTGTATCGCCCGGTGCGATCACGCTCGAAGGTCTGGCAAGGTCGTCCGGTGTCGAAGGCACTCCGCGCGTATCTGACCGGCGAGGGCAAGCAACTCCCGGGCGTCAAGACCATGCTCGCGGCGAGTCAGGCCGGCGACTTCGAGGAAGTACTCGACTGCCCGTTCATGCAACTGATGCGCGATCCCGATCCGCAACTGACTGGCATGTCGTGGATTCGCGCGATGTACTGGATGCACGAAATGACGGGCGCGGCGTTCGCGGCAGTCGAGCGGTATGGCTCGCAAGACCCGGTCGCGCTGTGGTGGCTTCCATCGCAGTACGTCACGATCGTTCCCAGCCGCGCCAAGATGATCGGGTCGTTTGTGTTCGGGCGCAACTCAGGCGATCGCATGGAAGTCCCGCCCGAGTCGATGCAGTACATTCGCGCTCTACCGCACCCGGTTCGCCCGTGGGAGGCGTGGTCGTGGGTGCGCCAGTGTGCGACCGAACTGGACTGCGAAGCCGCGGCGATCGAATCCGAGATGCGCCGGTGGCTCAACGGCGGTCAGCCCGGGCAGGTCTACGAAGTCGATCCGACGGCGAGCAAGGATCAATACGAAGCCATCAAGGCGACGAACTCGCAGGGCATGTCGGGCGTGTTCAACGCTGGCAAGGCCCAGTACCTTTGGCGGGTGAAGCTCATTCAGAGCGACTTCAAGCCGATGGAGATGGGTTACGTCGAAGGCATGGACCGCATCAAGGCGACGGTGTATCAGCACGCGCAGATCCCCGAAACAATCTGGAAGCTCTCTGAATCGAACCGGGCATCTGCAGCGGCGGGCAATCCGCAGTATGCAAGCCTGACCATCCTCCCGCGAATCAGCCTGTTCTCCGCGTACTTCACCGAGAACCTGTTGCCCATGTTCGCAGGCACCGAAGGCTGGTTCTGCGCGTACGACAACCCGGTCCCGGAAGATGAGGTCGCACAGAGCGACCGCGCGGTCAAGCTCTACTCCGGCGGCGTCATCAAGCGGAATGAAGCTCGAGCAATGGCGGGTATCGAGGCGGACCCAACACCGGCGGGCGATCAGTACGCGGCGCCAGCGGGTCCGATGCTCATCGGCGGCGTGATGCCGCAGACGGGCAAGCCGGGCGAGACACCACAGGCACAGGCCGACGCCAAGCCGCAGGACGCACAGATCCCAGCGAGCGATTCCAACACGGCGGCGGCAACCGGCGATGTCCAGGCGGCGGCATTGAACGGTGCGCAGGTGCAGGCACTCGTTGAACTGGTGACACAGGTTGCGGACGGGAAGATGCCGCGTGCGTCTGCCGAAGCGATCGCGCGGGCGTCGTTCCCGACGGTTGCGCCGGACGTTCTGGCTGGTATCTTCTCACCGCTCGATGGATTCAAACCGACTCAGGAGACTTCAAATGCTGACATGGCCGGACGCGGCGGTAGTAATCGTGGCGATGCTGGTACTGGTGTGGACGGCGGAGAAGCTGATAGCGATAGTGATTCTGGCGATCAGGCCGACGCAAGCGCAGGCGCGGCAGGAAAGCGACACACCGCAGGAAACGGACGAACTGACGGAAAGGATGCTGGCACCGGAACCGACGCTTCCCGGGTTTCGCCAGTGGTCGATCGACGCGCATCGCTGGTGGGCCAAGCGGGGAATCCAACTGAAGACGATGGTGACTCCCGCAAGCGACTCACCCTCGGCAAATCCGGATGGTGGTTCGCAGGCCACGACCACGGAGTAAAGGACGACCGCGCGTCGAACCTGCCCGCCGATGCCGAGCGCGTCATCACGACGATGTCGGGCAAGCTGCGATCGTGGTTCGACTCGATCGCCAAGGACGTGCGCGTCAACGCGGACGGCACGATCGACCTGGGTAAGCACGCGGCAGAGTTTGACGCGTTGCTCTCGCAGGAACTCGCCGCAGCCATGATCGCTGGCGGTCAGGCGATGGGCGAGCAGCTTGATTCGGCGTTCAGCGTCACGAACGAGCAGGCATTGGAACTGCTCAGCAACTACCGCATTTCACTCGCAACCGAAGTCACGGGCACCATCGAAACCGACATCAACGACGCGCTGCGTGCGGCGATCGGCGAAGGCAGGACCGCGAGCGAGGCATCTGCAGAGATTGCCGACGCGCTCGGTCAGCAGGCCGACTACCGATCCGAACGCATCGCACGCTCTGAGGTATCGCACCTGTCGAACCGTGGCGCGAACGTGGCGATGAAAGAGGCGGGCATCGAAGAGTGCGAGTGGCTGCTCGCGGGTGGGCCGTGCCTGCTCTGCGAGAGCGCGTTTGGCTCGCGTCCGAAAGCGAAGGTCGGCGAACCGTTCTGGCGGCGGGGCGAGACAATCCCCGGCACCGATCACACGATAACATTCAGGGAAGTTTACGGTGGTGACTTGCATCCCAACTGCCGGTGCGGGGTTGCACCGATCATCGCGACGGAGGATTGACGCATGGTTGCGAACATCTATGAAGTCGAAAGCCGCAACGCAATCGAGCGCATGCGCAAGCGGTTCGCCGAGGACATCTCGGGCGATAACGCGCCGCTCGGAATCCGCACAGTCTTCAGCGACGTTGTGTGCCGCAAGGAAGCGGGACCGACCAAGCTGGAGTTCACCGCGCTCGCGACGACCGACGCCGTCGATATGGCGAGCGAAGTGGTCGTCCGCGATGGGTGCGACTGGGAACAGTACTTCAAGGCCAACGGCATGACGCTGTTCGCCGACCACTGCTACGGCGTGTCGAGTCGCATTGGTTACGCGCGGTCGCTGCCAACCAAGTGCAACACGCCGCGCGGCGGAAAGGGATGGCTGCTGACCGGCATCGTCGATCGGGCATCGTCGCTCCCGATGGTGCAAGCGGTCGTCGCCGGGCTGCTCGATGGCCGTATCGGTCTGTCGATCGGATTCGAGGCCCTTGAGTGGGGCGATCCGACTCCCGATGAACAACGGCAGTATCTCGGCGTTGAACGCATGATCCGCCGGTGCAAGATCCTCGAAGTGAGTGCGACGTACTTCCCGTGCAACGTCGAGTGTCAGACGCTCTCGGTTTCCGTCGATGAAGCCAAGGCAGCGGAGCTTGCAACACTCGTCACCAAGGGCCGTTTGCCGCAGTCGGTTGTTTCACGGTTGCTTGTGCCACGGGAAGGAAAGGCCGATCCGGCGGGTGCGAAGTCGCAGCCAACACCGCCCCAGCGCAAGATCGTCGTTTTCGTTGACGCTTGACACAGTCCGAACGTCTGGTATTGTTTCTGCGTCAAGGCATCTAAAACGGCCCTGCCCACTGAGCGGCGTCCACCCACGACCCACGCTCGGGCGCGAAGCCCAGAAGAAGCCGAACCCACTTGGTTCGTCACTTTCTATCTGAGGATCGCGCAAATGAACCGCATTGAACTGCTGGCGCTTGCTCGCAAGCACGGCTACACCGGAAGCGATGACGCAGCTCTCGCTTGGATCAAGGCAAATATCAACTTTGAGTCGTCGAAGGGCAAGACCTTCGACCTTGACGCGGCATGGGCATCCAAGCCGACGATCAAGCTCGCCGACGCCGACACGGGCACCGACGACGCCAGCAACGGCCAGAAGTCTGCCACCGCAACCGCGAACGCGGCCGGCGGCACAGTCACTCTCACCGAAGCCGAGGCCGCACAGTTCCGCGAACTCAAGTCGCAGGACCGTCGGCACGCTCGCGACCATTCCGAGTTCGGCGGTCGTCTCGCGGGCCTTGTCGACGGCGAGAAGGGACTCAAGTTCCTCAACTCGCCCGAGGGTCTGAGGCGATACACGGCACGCAAGGAATACGAGCGGACTATCTCCGCTGGCAAGTCGGTGTTTGCCACCGTCGATCAGGTCGAGGCGTTCAACGCGAACTTCCGCCTCGTGGTTTCCAAGCAGTTCAACCAGGACTACAAGGGTCGGCAGTTCGACACCGAAGTCGTCAAGGCCTGGGGCAACAACGTCAACGAGCTTGGCGGCGTGCTTGTGCCGACCGAGTTTGAGTCGGTCCTTCTCTACGCCACTGAGCAGTACGGCCTCGCCCGCCAGATCGCCAACGTCGTCAGGATGAAGGGCGACATCAAGTACCAGCCACGTCTCACTGGCGGCGTGACGATGTCGCACGTCGGACCGAGCGGCGCGATTGGCACCACCGACGCGGGAACCGACAGCGTCAAACTGACTGCCGACAAGATTGGTTGCATCCTGAAGTTCGATCAGGAACTGATGGAAGACAGCGCGGTCAACATCGGCGACGTCGTCGCGCTCATTCTCTCCGAGGCGTACAACACCCGCGTCGATCAGGATTACTTCATCGGCGACGGCACGGCCGCATACGGCAACACCAAGGGCGTTGCGACTGCTCTCCGCTCGGGCGCGTACATTGACGCGGCCGGTTCGACCTGGGACTCGATCACGCTCGCCAACATCCTGAAGCTGTTTGCCAAGGTCGAGAACGTCAACCCCGCGAACCTGATGGGCGTCTGCTCGCGTCAGTTCGCTTGGGATGTTCTGCAGCGCCTTGAAACTGCGGCCAGCAACTTCAAGGAACTGATGAGCGGATCGACCCCGATCGGCTGTACGTTCCGCGGCTACCCGATCAAGTACTCGCAGGTCATGCCCATCGCCACCGCAAGCGGCTCGAAGGTTCTGGCCTTCGGCGACTTCAAGGGTGGCTCGATGATCGGCGAGCGTCGTGACCTTCGCATCGAAGGCAGCGACCAGGCGTACTGGGCGAACGATCAGTTCGGCTTCAAGGCGACGGCTCGCGTTGCGGTCCACATCTGCTCGGACGGCCGCTCGGGCACGTTCGGCAACCTCGTTGTCCTCAAGACCACCTGATTCATCTGCATCGCTGGGGATCGCCTTTTGGTGAGGCGGTCCCCTTCATTGCTTCGCTTCGGCGGGGCAACACCACACACAAGACAAGGGGATTCATCCCATGAACATGGCACAGGATCTGAAGTTCAACAACGCTCTTTCGCCGCAGAGCCTCAACAGCGCGGCGGGTACAACCACCACGACCGATACCACCGGCTTCAAATATGCAACGGTCGTCGCCAAGTTCGGCGCGGTCGGCGGCGCGGCAACCGTTCTGAAGTTGACCGAGTGCGACACGTCCGGCGGCAGCTACTCCGACATCACGGGCGCGGTCAGCAGCGGCTCCACCGGCGACGGCCGACTGCCGCAGACTGGTGACGCCAACAAGTACTTCATCTGGTACGTTCGCTTGGGCGGAACTCGCAAGCCGTTCCTCAAGCCTGAAGTCACCACTGGCGCAACCACGCTGGTCAGCATTGACGTGATTCTCTCGGACGCCTTTATCGGTCCTGACACGATCGCCGAGCGCGGCGTCACGTCTCAGGTGTTCGTCAACTCGTAACCATCCTTATCGCAGGCGGCGGCGCTCTCACCAGCGCCGACGCCTTTTGCTTTCGCCAACAGGACACCACGGTTGCCCGCACGTGCGCAACAAGCGCATGGAGCGTGCGCCATTCACCAAGGCCAGGAGTGACCATGCAAACCAAAGTCAGTCGGATCGGTGCAACTGTCTTGCTTGTTGCCGCGCTCGCGGCGCTGATGTTCAACCTCACCACGAATCGAGCGGACGCGCGCCAGCCGACGACGACAGTGAACGGGGTGTTGAACGCGGTTGACAAGGGCGGGTTCGTTCCGATTTCCGGCGTGTCGAGCTGGATCTCTGCCAACTCGCTTATCAACACCGCAGACGCCGCGACGGTCACGAACCCGCAAACGCAGGTGACGCGCACCACGACGCCGATCATCAACCGCAACGGCGGGACGCACCTGCGGATTCGCATGGTCTATGACGACGGTCTGAGCGTGTCACAGGCACCCATCGTCAAGGTGTTTGGCCGCACCGGTTCAACGCAGGTCTGGCAGCTTCTCAAGTCCGCCGCCGGCAACCTTCGCGAGACGATCAGCACCGCGTCAACCGACGTGACCGATGGCACGTTCAACTACACCACGCCGGACCAGTCGATCCACACTTGGGACTGCGACGGTTGCGAGCAGCTTCTCATCGTCGTCGAAACCGCTCTCGCGGGCACTGGCACCGTCAACACGGCGTTCCTTCAAGTCAAGTTCATCTGAGTGACCACGGGCGCACGGACGCGCCTTATCGAGGATTCTCGCGATGCGATCGACATTCACACGGTTCCGGTCTGTTCTGTCTGCGATTGTGGCAACCATTGCAATCGCACTTTCGTTTGCCGAGGCGATGGCACAGACAGTACCTGTCAGCAACAACCTTTACCGTTTTGCGTACCGGGTCAAGTATGAGGACTGCCGCCTGGCGGTGGGGCCTGGCGATTCGTTCTCGTCGCTTGAGGAGGCGGCGCGGCTCACGTCGGCTATTCCGTACACATGGCACCCCGACAAGTGGAAGGGGTTTTTCCTCCCGTCTGGTGTGAATGGCACCGCATCTGCGGTCGGCACAAGCGGAACGAGCTTTCAATTGATCGGTGGCGGACTCCCGATGATCGCCAACCGCACTGCGGGAACGATCACCCGCAGCGGTGGAACGCTGGCGATCACAACCAACCGATTTTCAAGCTCGCAGTTGACGGCCTCGTACATCGCCGAGGGCAGCAACAACGACGGCGAAGTCCACTCGATCAGCACGGTGGATTCGGATTACAAGCTCTCGATCCCGGCACCGTGGCGAGAGTGGTACATCGCGACCGGAGCGACTGCGGCGGATGCAAACCAACTCCTGTTTGCGTTCTATAGCAACTACCGCGTGAATGGCCTTTGGTGGGATCGCGGAACGGACGTGGACTGGACGTGCGGCGGAGACTCGATCTATGCCCGCGCGGTGTTCTACGGCAACAGCACTCTTTCCCCGGCGTCGATCAACATTCGCGGATTCCGAAACAGTGGCTCGCCCAGCTATGCGGCTGCCGCCGTGTCGGTGGCGACGAATGTGAATGGATACCTTTACGGGGTCACAGAGTGCGGCGCCAAGAGCGCGCCCAGCGCGGCGGCGACGGACTTTGGACTTTTCATTCAGAATCCGACTTCGGTAGAAGTGCGAGGAACAACGACAGCCGTTGTTGGGGCGTTGTTTTATCGCCCCACGATATCGACCGGCCTGACGGTGGTTCCGTTGGCGGGTGGCGGTTCGCGTCTTGACGACTGGTTGAACACCGCGAAGGTGACGGACCTTGGCGCGCAGACCTTCTTGTCATATGCCGTTGGCGAGACGCCCAATACCACCGGCCCCAAGAACGGACCAAACGCCTACTTCATCATGCTCGGAACGAATGTCACTTCGGCGGAAAGCACGGAACTTTCAGCGGGCACGTACACCAACTACAAGGCATCGCTGAAGCTGCTGGTGGCACGTATCCGCACTTGGAGCGCGGCCCTTGGCGTGCAAGACCCGCTCATCTGTCTCGCGACTCCATACCTCTCGACTCAGACGGCGACTTTCATGACCGCGCTTTCGAGCGCCATGTATGAAGTGTCGCGGGAAGACGGCAGCGTTTCGTTTATCAACACCTACAGACTCATGCCGCATGCTCGCAACAACGCGGCGGACGCATACGCCAACTACACCTCGTGGCACACCGGCGGCGTCAACGGCACGGGAAACGACGCTCGTTGGCTTGCCGGAACGAGCGAGGTTCACACCACGATGAACGGCAGCATGGCGGTCATGTCGAACATCTGGAATCAGTTTGAAGCGGCGATCGACGCGCGATCGGAGTACACGCGGCTTCGCAATCGCTACCGGCCGCGCTGATCGCGCTGTCTGCGAATCGTTGAATGGGGCATGATCTATGGCGCTGACAACCGTCGCAGACTACAAGGTTCACGCCAAGATCTCTGGCAGCGGGGAAGACACGCGCCTCGCCGCGATTCTCGCCGCGGCTGAAGCATGGCTCATCGACCGGGTCGGCCGCGAGTTCGTCCAGGCGACGTACACACACACCTTTGACGGCAACGGCGGCGAATCGCTGCAGCTTCGGGAATACCCGGTCACGTCGATCACGAGCGTTACCGAGAAGTTCCCCGGCGGGTCTACGGCCGTTCTCGATTCGGAGACGTACCGCCTCAAGGCCAAGTCGGGTTTGCTCTACCGCACGTTCACGGGGCGCTCGAGGTTCCCGCGACAGACGGCCGCGAGCTGGCTCACTGACACCGACGGCGGCAACGGCTTCGGCAATGCCTACCTCTGGAATCAGGGGTATCAGAACTACACCGTTGTCTATGTCGCCGGTTACGCGACCATCCCCGACAACCTCAAGTACACCATCTACCGGATCATCGACTGGTTCTACAAGTCGGCCGGCGAAGATCCCACCATGCTTTCGGAGAGCATCGGCGCGTACTCCTACACCCGAGCGCCCGCGACCGAGTCCATGCCGCCCGACGTGGCCTTGCTTGTGCGCGGCTGGGAGAGCACGCCATGAGAACGCCCGGGCATTTGCTTACCAAGGTTTGCACGGTCCAGACTCCGACGCACACGGTTGGATCGGACGGCGGAACCAGTACCAGCTACGCGAGCACCTATTCAAACGTCGCGTGCGACATTCAGCCGCTTTCGTCGAACGACAGTTTGCGTTACCGCAAAGAGGATGGGTTGCGGGTCAGCACGGGCTATTTCTACCCGGACCTGAACACGGGCACGCAGACGACCATCCTCAAAGACTGGCGCGTCCTCTGTGAAAACAAGGTCTACCGCGTTGTCGGCGATGCGATCGACCCGACCGGGCGCGGCGTGCTGCAGACTTGCACCCTTGAGGAAACACTGTGACCGAGGTTCGTCTCAACTTCGACGGGATCCCCAACTTCGAGCGAGCAATCGCGGCGGGGCTTGTCGCTGGATTGGATGCCGCGTCACAGGTCGTTGCGGGCGAAATGAAGCGGGGGTTCACCCGGACGGCTCGCGGCGTTTCCAGCCCTGCAGGATCGCCGCCGGGCGTGCAACGCGGCGGACTGCGGAACAGCATCGCGGTCGGCAAGTCTGGGCCACTCTCGCGGCGGGTTGGAACGAATCAGCCCTACGGCATGATTCACGAGTTCGGCGGGACGATCCGGGCACGCGGCGGCGCGATGGTGGTTCCGATCGGGCCCAAGGGTCGGCGGCTTGCCGAGTCGGGCGTGAATCTGCGGTCGCTCGATCTGTGGACCCTGCGGCGCCCGGGCAAGGCGCCGTTGCTGGTTCAGATCGACGCGGCCAAGGGATCGATCACGCCACTGTTCGCGCTTGTGCCGTCGGTCACTCTGCCCGCTCGACCGTGGGCGCGTCCGGCACTTGCTCGAGCAAAGTCTCAGATGGGGACCACGTTCCACCGCTACGCCAAGAAGCGCATCACCGAATCGCTGGGGGTGCGGTCATGAACACCAACGCGGTCAGCGCGGCAATCGTGGCGCGGCTCCAGGCGGATCAAGGCGGCGGGGCACTGTTCGCGACGGGCGGCGGCGCGGGCCTTATCACTGCGGTCTATCGCGACATGGCACCGCCAAACGCGACGATGCCTTACGTGGTCTTCGACTGCAAAGACGAGGCGACTGATAACTCTACATTCACGAGCGACATCTTGCGGGTGCGCGTCGCGTTCGCCATCTTCATTCCGACGACCACGCCGCCGAGCGTCATCGACACCATCAAGGGCCGGATCTTTGGCGATGCGACAGATCAGGAAGACGGCGTTCCAACCTTCGGGTTTCATCGGCACACGCTCTCGCTTTCGGCGGGCCGGTGGGTCACGTCGGCGATGCTTTACGAAAACGGCGAGAACGACAGTGACCTCATCCGCTACGTGGATGTCTCGTATTACGGCATGAACATGAGTCGGGAATGTCCGACTGGGAGTTGACCAATGGGCTATGCAACAATCGGCGCAACTGGTTCGGTGGAATCATGGGGCGAATCTGGCGACGACGTGTTTCAGCTTGTCGGCTCGGCGATCGCTCCGATGGAGTTCTCGCTGACACAGGTTGGCGCGCAGCTCGACGACACCGCCTTCAACAGTTCGGGCATCTCGGCGATGACCAGCAAGGTCGGTCTTGCCGAATGGACGGCCACGCTGACCGGGTATTACCCGCGTGCCACAAAGAAGATCGGCAACGGCGGACTGGTGACGTTCGCGGCGGGCGATGTCTTGCACGTCAAGGGGTGGAATCTCAACATCGAAGGCAGCGAGATTGATATCACCAAGTTCACCGGATCGAACGTGACGGACAAGATCTTCCGTCCCGGGCCGTACAAGTGGAGCGGCGACTACGAGGGGTTCGTCGATTCGGCGACTGCGGCTGCCAACATCACGGCGGCGGGAACCGCGGCGAGCGCGGCGACGTTCAAGGCGACGGAAGAGGGCGCGGTCGATTCGACGTTCTCGGGCAACATCTACACGCACAACCTCGACATCGGCGTCGTGGTCGGATCGCAGAACCCAAACACCAAGAAGTATTCGTTCACCGGGTCGGGCCAGTTGACGCACACCTATCCGACGGGACTCGGGTTGCTGGGCACAACGTCTCCGCAGCTCATCACGCCGTCAAGCTGGGACAAGGACGGCGACGGCGTTCCCGATCGCACGCTGACACTCAAGGCCGACACGGGCCGCACGTTCGCGGGCGCGGCATTCTGGAAGTCGATCTCGATTTCAACCGCGCTGCCTGATCTCATCAAGATCGTGGTTGGCGTGCGCGGTTCTGGAGCGTTGACGATCTCATGAGCAGCGCGGGCGTTACATCACGGGGCGGGCGAAGGGCTTTCAAAAGATCGCTCGGCTGCACGCTGCCTGTCTCGCTCATCCAACGCGCGGTTCGCGTCTTCCAAAGCCTTCTGGTATTCGCGTGCATCTTCGTTGCGCTTGCGGGCCTCGGCTTGCTTCCACGCATACCAGCCGATCGCGCCGGATATCACGGCGAGGATGACCACCGCCTGAAGTATCCCGTTGCGTACGGCGGAAGTTGTTTCACGCTGGTTCATGCCACAGAGCCTACAGGATTGACCGCTCAACACAATACCGAAAGGGGTCCGTATGCCTCCGTCCGGTAATGGTGTCATTGGCAACGCTGTAATCGAGGTCACGGTCGATCCGTCCAAGATCAAGGCCGGTTTTGCGCAGGCCGCACAGGTCGCCGCCAAGGAAACCCCCAAGGTCGCGAAGCAAGTGGACGCGCAAGGCGG